CCCATGTAAAAGACTCTAGCCATTTATAAATACCATACAATTCAATATCTTTTAAATTAACTTCAAACAAATCGTCTATTTTATAATAAGACCTATGTCCAAATAAATCATAAGTTCTCATCTCTACACTATATACATCATTGTGCGGAATGAAAATCGGTAATCTTAAATAATCATCAATTGCTCCTCTAAAACTTTGATTATACCCATTTCTACCCGTAACTATCCATTCTATTTCATATACCCATTTTTTCCACCAGTCATTCCAAGTTACACCAGAGTGTAGTTGTTCAATTCCGTTTGGTACTGGATCATTTCCATCTGGATCTGCATCTTCCCATGTAAAAAGGGCCTCATCCCATATATCATCAAACGATGGAATTCCATTAAGTATAATAGGACATCCAACTGGAGTGCCCTCATTCCAAGTTTCTAAAGTTCTATCATGATAGTTTTCATAGAATGCATCTACAATATCTCTTAACTCAGTGATTTCACTAGAAGTAAGTGTAGAATAATCTATATCACGGTAATTTAAAAACTTTACGTAATTATTTGTAGCATCATTTTGATCTAAAACATTACCAATTACCAGTGCCATATCTTCAATAAAAATAGATCTTTCTTCTTGGTCTATTTTAAAATCAATATTATGACCCTCACTAAAATAAGATATTGCATTTTGAGTATTCCACACATTTATATTTTTTTGTGTAAAATAATCACCTTCTGCTGTAATATCAATAATCTTAGCGTTAAGGGGTAAAAAATCTAATTGTAACTTTTTAGATAATCCATATAATTTAAGTAGAATTTCTTCTGGTGTAAAATCAAAAATCTCAGTTACATTTGGGATATCCCACTCATCATAAGTTCCGTTTGGTTCATTAAGCCTATAAACAAGACTAAATTTACTAGTCTTTTTCATTGTTTTAGAAGGAGTCTGAATAACCTGCTTCTTTCTAGTCATTTCACCCCTAACTGAAGAGTTAGGTACTGGAACTGCATGTAATTTACCAAAATTACTTTTAGAAGAATCTACATTTAACCAATATTCTTTTAATGTAATATTATTATACCCAAAGAAATCAATTGCGTTTAAGATTGCTTTATATGTACCAACAAACGGCTTAATATTGTGTAACTCTAATAAGAGTTCTTTTCTTTTTTGATTTAATAAAATGTTATCTGGCGACATTTCAGAAAGATCATGACTTTTAAATAAAAGAAAATCACCTTCACTTAAAGTAGCTCCAAAATTCTGTAAAAGATTTTTTAATCTTTCATCTTCAGCAACAACTTCACCATAAAATGAAATTGAAGCTATCATATTTTTTGAACTTCCTTCTTTTATATAGACATTTAATATTCTAACATGAGCACCTTCAAATTCAGATTTAATAGCAATATTAACCTGAAGTGCTGATGTATTATTTTTAGAATCATTAATAATGTAATAACCTTCTGGGTTTGTGCTATCAACATCACTAAAATCTCCAAGATTAATTTCAACTGTTTTTTTCTCTGTAACTATCGGTAATCCATTTTGCATTTCTGCATCATACATAAAAATATCATCACTATGGTTTGAATTATTTTCTGTTGCCCATTCAAAACAAAGAATTGCTGGAGTGCTAGATTCTGACCTAGGATAATTAAATGTAAAATTATTTCTATGGATAACTTCCTCTAATACAAATATATTAGAAGTTTCATAAAGCCCTGTCGATACCTCATCTAAAAAAACACTACCCTGTAAGAAACTATCACTATAACTTGAAGATTTAGTCTTCAAATTTAAGTCATTTTCAGTGTCTTTAAAAAATCTTAAATTATTATAAGCCATTATCTAACGTTTATGTCGTCTTTTTTAGTAGTGTAATTTTTAAAGTTCTTTAAGTATGCCGGTGCTTTTAAAATATTACCAAGCGATCTATCTATATAAAAAACAAAATTTGCAAGTATCTTACTCCTTAAAATAAATGGAGATACTGAATTACTTAAAATACCCGCAAGCCTAGTAGGAACTCCATTGTTTAATCTAGAATCCTTTCTAGTATTAGAAGCTTCATAAAGCTTAGTATTAAGCGCAGCATTTGATTTTGTTTTATTAAGATCCTTCCTCATTACTTAAGTGCTTTTCTATTTCCTGCCTGTACCCTAGTGTAAATTGTTCTAGGTACTGGAGTTGAGTCAAAGTTAATACTTAATGCTGCCTCTTCATTCATAAGAGCATCATCTACAATTACATCACCATCTCTATCTTGCCAACCTCCTCTAAATACTGCAACTTCTTCTTTATCCATAATAATATCACCCCATTGATCTAATCCAGCCACATCTTCTGGGATTGTAGTAGTATCATCAACTCTTACGACATTTACAGTTTCTAATTTTTTAAAGAACACATATTTCTGTTTACCATTTCCAATATCTTCTAATAATACTGGCTCTTGTGGCTGTACTTGTGTTGTAATTGATTCATAATAACCAAGTCTTCTAGCTGTTTCTTCAGTTTCAGAAATAAATCTAACATTTACTGAATCAATACCTTCTATTTCTTCTAAGATGTAAATAATATCAGACTTAGGTAGTTTATCTCTTCTTGTTATATTTAATAAGTAATCAGAAACAACAGCCCTAACATCATTAAAAATATCTTGTTTACTAAATCCTTCAAAATATCTAATATCAATATCCATTGAATATTTTCTAATTTGTGGCTTTACAAAATTAACTTCTGTCGTTACCATCATTTGACCAGAGTCTTCTAACACTTTTAACATTGCGTCATATTCCTCTTGTGCAAAAAACATTTCTTTTTCTGGCATTGAAAAATAATCACCGCCTTTAGAAACTTTTTTCTTAATATCCGGAGTTGCAAAAATATAAATAACATTATCGTCGTCTAAGTATTGGTCGTCAGTTCTATTATAAGCGTCAATATAAGAGAAGATACCATACTTAGAAAGAAAGTATTCATAATTATCTGGAGTAGCCAACACAAAGCTCTTAGAGGCCATAGGAGTTAATATCTTTGTAAAGTCAATAGATTCTCTATTAGCTCCCATCTTTGGCGAAGAAGTTACTTCAACATTTAATAGTTCATTAAGGTCATGTAATGTTCCAGTTGAATCTTCACCTTCAACTTTCCATTTAACTTTTAATTCACCGGAATCATTAAGATTACCTTGAGCACCTTTATGTTTTAAATATTCTACTTCTACAATAGCGCCTTTATTTGGTATAGCACCAAAATTAGAGTTACCAAAATAAATATCTAACCCACCAGAAATTCCAGTCTTAATTAGATAGCCTTTTTCATTTGGTAGTAAATCATATAAAGATTCATGCTTAGTCCACTGTTCTCCATTAACACTAATAGTAACTCTATTATGATCTGTTAAACCGCTGCCAGTTTTACAGTTAAAAGATTGCATCGATTCACCAGTACTAGTAAACGTTTGTTTTTCAAAAACACCCTGTACGATTCCACATGTAGTCCAGTTAAAATCTGATTTAGAAATTCTAAAGGCATCCCTAGAAGTTAATAATGTGTAGAACAATCCATTTGATTCAAACTCAAGTTCGGCTCTACCATCTATAACTAATCCATTTCCGGCAATATCTCCTAAACTTGCAGATGGACTCCATCTAAATCTAATTTCACCAAATGCAGAATAACCTCTTGTCGCATCATGTCCAGTTAATCTAGACATTCCATATACAGATTCCGGATGTTGTGCTGTATAAATATTTTGTTCAACTAACGCATCTTCAATATAAAACATGATAAGCTCAGTTATTTCAGATAGAACTAAAACAATTTGAGCAAACGGAGAAGCCGTAGTAAATAATGTACCAGCTCTTTTATATGCTGATATAATATAATTACGTGCGTCCTCTCTAATTTTATTAGAAGTAATTCTTAGTGTATTTAAAAAATTTTGTTCAGCCATTTTTTGTTATTATAATTTACGTACGAACTGAGACTTCATACTTATTATCTATCTCAATATTAATGTACCCTATATCTCTTGCATTTCCTCTTTCAAAAGAAACATTAATTTTAACTTTATGTTTATTCGCTAATGGACAATATGTATTTAATTGACTTCTTATTTGCTTTTTAATTTTATATTCAGCAAAACCAAATGTATATATCATATCTCCTAAGTTACAACCAAAGTCCGGAAATCCTAAAACATCACCCTTTCTAGTAAATAGAATAGTTTCAATTTGAGTAATTAATTGTTGAACTTCGTCTTCAATATGTACTTTAGTTGCGTCAAAATTTGGGTCGCCATTGACTTTAATATAGATCTCCATTTTATATGTATTCGTTTTTTATGAGTGCATCATCCAATCAACACCTTCATCACCTTTAATTTCTTCTTCAATTATAGATAATTCTTCATCACCCATATCTTTTATAGCTCCATAATCAAATTCAACATTACCAGGCATTGCAAATTTAAAGATACCTAATTTTGCACCAAGTGATTGTTTAATCTTAGCACTTACGTATCTAAAAAATAACTCATCATCAAATAAAGCACAATCGTGAATAGTCTCATATACCTCTAATATCACATCGCCCTTTGGAGTATCTCCCATAATTTTTAAATCACCTGTTAGTTGTGAGTAATGAAATGAAATAGGATTTTCTAGAATCTGTCTAGACAGATCAGCCATAGAAGCATTCAATACATAATATTGTAATTCTTCAGCAGCATCTGCAGCTCCAGCACCATCGTACATTCTTCTAAATAACATTCTTTCCATAGAGAAGTCAGATCCACCTTGGAATCTTTTATCCATACCACTACCAACGCCATTCCAGCCTGATGCTAAATCATAAAGCCCATATACTGAATAAACAGATCCACCTAAGTCTTTCTTATTTCCTTCAGCATCACTAGAAGCTGCACCTGGCAAAGTTAGAGTCCTATGTTTCTTAAAGTATTCAGTCTCAAATATTTCATTAGGTATATGATAATAATTCTCCTTAAGAGAATATTCATATTTTTTATACATCCACTTTTTAGCTCTTTTAATAATATTAAGAACTTCCTTTGGTGGTAATTGTATTGGAATCATACAAGCTCCAGAAATATCATCCTGAATTTCTGTGAGAAATTCATTTAAACAGTTTGAACCAAAGTCTCTTGGTGTATTTAAATTACTTTCATTTCCACTTCTAATTTCACTCATTTTGTTATTTTATTTTTTTACTTACTACTATTTCGGTATCTTCAAATCTAGCAGCATCGCTTTTAAAACCTTCTCTAAAAATACCCCCAATCATTTTACCTTTAAAGATTCCATCTCTACCAAAGACATAACAATTAGTTAACTCGCAACTTCCATGTACATAAGAAGATTCTATTTTAGATTCAAATACTTCAGTAGATCTATATAAATCACATCTTAATAAATTAGCGCCCTTAACGGTACATCCATATAAATTAGACGTTTCAATATTACCAGCCAATTCACAGTCTACAAAATCATATCCTTCTAATAAATAACAGATTCCAAATTTACCATCTTTAACCTGTATTTTTCCTAAGTCGCTATCATAATTAATTTTACCAGAAACCATGCCACCATTTACAATAAGATCCATTACTTTTTTCTTTATCTTAGCCCACTGTAATTGTATAATTTGTTCATGTTCTTGTAGGTCTACCATAATTGTAATTTCAGGCCAATATTTATTAATATTTTTCCAATCTTTACTACTTTCTATTATTGGTAAATTTTTATTAAGAATCTTTCTAAGCTCAATCTTATTTTCTTCGTTAAAAAGAGGGCTATTGCAAGAGTTCCACATTTGCATTAAAAACATTTCAGAAAGATAAAAAATGTTTTCAGATTTTTTTTCATAATCTGCGCCACCTAAATATCTAAATTCTAGATAATTACTTTCTTTCTTTGAAAAGTTAATTCCATAGTATTTTGTATCTGCAAATTTATAACTCATAGATGAAATATTACTACCATCAAAAAAGTAGGCTTCATCTTTAGGCATAATCCATTTAATACTTTTTGCATAAACAGACTTTTCTCTTTTAGGGAAGAATTTATATACTTGTTGCTCATTAAAATCAAGAATGAATTTTAAAACATTCATTTTTGAAATCATCGCAGGATCCTCTAAATATTTTTTATCAAATGAAAGATTAATATGTATAGATGCTCTGTCATTAGTATAGCCATTCTCATTAATCCAGTTTAAAACATTAGAAATCATAATCCTAGCGTTTCTATATGGAACAGGCCCTGTTACTAATTCTACCAAGCCTTTACCACCAGACATATCTGGTTCTAATTTAAACTCATCAGCAGATGGTTGAAAATCAGAATGGGCTTTATCTTCAAGCCTAATAGGTCGGCCTAGGAGTTTACTCAATGATTTTTGAGTCTCTTCTAGGCCGATATTAGAATAGAATTCGAACTCGACACCTACTAGCGCTGCGTTCAGTATAGAGTTGCGATCTGAATTCTTATTTAATTTTTTCATCTTAGAGTATGATATTACGTTTCAATATATATCACACTTAAAATGCTTTAGTTATTGTGGCATCTTTAAAAATACCTTTTTACTCTCCGTATCGATTCTTGTGATTTGTACTGTAATTTTATCACCAGAATTAAAGACGTCTATTAAGCCATCTTCAAGTTCACTAATATGTAATAAACCAGTAACACCATCTTCAATATTTATAAATAAACCATACTCTTTTTTAGTCTTAATCGTTGCCTCGACAGTCGATGGAATTTGATATCTTTCAATAATATCATTCCATGGATTAGAGACTACGTTATCTTTTTGAGTTAGTGTAATTTTAGTGTTAGAAATAATATCTTTTACTTTAAATTTAATTTCATCACCTGGTTTAATATCTCTAGACTTAAACGCCGGGAGCGTTAATTCATCTAGGTCATTAATGTGTATCATACCAGTAAGACATTTATTAAATTCAACAAATACGCCATATCTAGCAGAGCCAGTAACTGTACCAGTATATTCTTCTCCCATATTATCTTTAATGGCCTGAATTTCTGTTGGTATTAGTGCTTGTAAATATTTTCTATGTGAAACCACAATAGTTCCTCTATCTGCTGAGAAGCTTACAGGTACTACATAAATTTCAGTACCAATAATAGATTCAAAGTCGTGAAGTTTATTAATTCCAGCAAGTGAACCTGGCATAAAGCATTCTACTCCTTGAACTTCTATAATATAACCACCATTCTCGATCATGTTTTTAACAGTACCAACCCAAGCAGTATTACCTTCTTCAACTCCAGCTCTTAAGTCTAAGAATACCTTATGTTTTACACCACCTGAAATCGAACCAAGTACATGTGTGTTATTTTTATTAGAAGTAATTAAAACTGCAGTTTCTTCTCCTGGTTGTAGTGCTTTAACAAGAGCAGTCTCTTTATCATACTTAACATAAATCAATTCTCTATAGCCAATATCGACTGAAATAAATTCTTGATTTACAGCAAAGATCTTACCTTCATATATAGAACCTTCTGTAATTAATGGTAAGAGAGGATTTTGCTGATTAGCATGTTCCATAAGATCATAAAGTTCTTGAGCATAAGATTCTCTCGAATATACTCTATCTCCTTTTTTAGTCTTAATATGTGGGTTTGGTTTTCTGGTTTTAGAAGGGCATGTGGCCTCGTAAGCATCCCACATGAATTCACCATTTTCATCGTAAAAGCTCTGTTCAGTTTCTGGAGCTTGTTCTTTAACTTCGATTTGCGGTTCTGGAAGTTTATCAACCGTTTTGTCTAGTGTTACTGTAGTAATTCTAGGTCTTTTGTTTTTTTCGTTGTTCATTTATTTTTATATTAAAGGTGTAACATAATATATATCAGCTTTCTTTTCTATTATAGGAGCATTGGCTTCTACAAAAAATAATTACCAAATAATTTTTTTATGTCAATTATTTTTATTATATTAGTACTGTAATTAAAAACTAATAGACATGCAAAACGTAAAAAACTTACTTCAGAATTGGAAACATGATTTAGCACAAGCTGGCGAGTTAATGGGAACCGATCTCGAAACACTTGATACTCGAGGGTTTAAAAACTTAGAGTTTCAAATTGAACAACTAGAATCTGCTATTAAAAAAGACGATCAGTCTAAAAGATGGGCAGAACAAGAAATGGCAGACTTTAATAATCATTTAGGAAGGTTTTAATTAAACAAGATACATAACACATGAACTTACATAACTTCGCAGATTTTAAACTTTTAACAGAGGCTAAGAATTCACTTAAGATGAATGTGCCTTCTGATATATTAGATCTACATAAACTATTTAAAAAGAATGGTAAAGAACTTTTTATAGTTGGTGGTGCAGTTCGAGATGCGCTGCTTGGTAAGAAGCCAAAAGATTTTGATTTAGCAACAGATGCCTTCCCGGCAGAAGTTATTGAAATAGTTACTAATGCAGGTTACACAACCACTGGAGAAGTTGGACATCAATTTGGTGTGGTTATTGTAAATGTACCGTCAGATCCAGCTGGAGTTGAGGTTGCAACATTTAGAGAAGATATTGGTAAAGGCCGAAGACCTGATGCCGTAGAGTACTCTACAATAGATAAGGACGTTCTAAGGCGAGATCTAACTATCAATGCATTATTCTATGACATGGGAACTGAAGAGGTTGTCGATCTTGTAGGTGGCTTAGAAGATATAAAGAATTCAAAGATTAGAACTGTCGGTGTTGCTGCAGATAGATTTGCAGAAGATCCACTTAGAAAATTAAGAGCCTTAAGATTTGCTGGTAGAACTGGAAGTAAATTAGAAAAAGAAACTGCTGAAGCTATACTAACAGATAATAGTTTAGAAGGTATTAGTCCAGAAAGAATTAGAGATGAATTTAAGAAATCAGTAACGACTGCAAAGTCTGCTAAGAAATACTTGGAAATGGTTTCTGAATTTAAGTTATGGAATATTATGTTTCCGACATTACCTATTAGTCAAAAATTCGTTAACACAAATACTTGGTTAATTCAACTAACTCAATTATTTATGGCAAACGATACAGATCTTCTTAAGAAAGAAATGAATAAGGCTACATTTTCAAACGATGAAATTAGTGGAGTTATATTCTTAAAGAACTTAATGGCATTTAATCCAGCCAATGTGTTTGATACACATAAGCAATTTAAAAATAGCGGACTTGATAAAAAGGTTATTTTAGAATTTGTAAAGATTAATAGACTAGATGCTAAAATGATTAAAGCCTTTTTTAAATACAAGCCATCTACAAATGGTAGAGATGTTATGAAAGAGTTTGGTTTAAAAGGACCTGCAATATCTGATAAAATCAATCAAATAGAGGCTGATAAATTTAAAAAACTTTTAAAGTAAGCTTTAAAACGCAATTGGCACAAAACCAATCATTGGCACAAAAGGAACTGTCGGAACTGGAATACCTCCAAAATACAATAGTTTAAACTCTAACAAATGAAGTGCATAAACTGCTGCCAATGCAGTTGCTACTGTTAATGCCGGAGGTTGAGTTGCCGGTACCTTATCAAAACTTTTCCCACTATTTAACGCACGCCTAAGACCTTTAGCTAACCTGGTTTTACTTCCATAATATATTGGAACATAAAATCCATTTAACGGCGGAACACTTAATGCTGGTGGCATAGGTGGGGAAGTTTTAAAAGGTTGTATTATATGTAAATACCAAAATGTAATCGTGGCCTCTGCTAATTCTTCATAAGGGTCACCAGAAGGATATTGATATGGAATATCTGGAAGCTCTTCATTAGCATCACATTCTTCTGCTGCTTCTTTAGCATCAATGCCACTTTGTACTACAAATTTATATTGAGTCCCAGCATCCGGATGTGTTACTTTAGGTTCTAAAGTTTCAATTGTATCACTAGAACTTACTGGTGGCAGACCGTTCCATTTTTTCTTATATTCAAATTCTAAGTAAACATTTTTTGAATACTGTTTTGCTGCATTTGAGTTATAACTTGCATTGCTACTATTATTTTTATATGAATACCAAATATTGTAGTTTGCGTAAATCCCAGAGAGCTCGTATGTAGTAGTTCTTTTAATAGCAGGATTATAAGAGAAGAAACAAATTACATTTCTGTGTAGCAACACAGGCACCCCTGTCTTTTCTTCAGCTCCAACTTGTATTCTATATTTAGAAAGAGGACACTCTTCTTTTACATCAGGATCGTATGGCCATGGAACTATTATCTCACCACGCAGGCCTGCTTCTAACCTTCCGCTAATATCTGAATTTAAATTTAAAATACCATTATTATTAGTCTCATATTCTGGATATGCAACATGAATAGCATCAATAAATAATTGAGATATATTGTCTATCATTTCAAATGCATTATATCCAGCATCTTCTATTCTACGCTTAACATCTGCATTTACATTCCAATATGGATAGTCACCTTCCGACTTAGACTTAAAATCCGGTGCGAAAAAATTTATATGCGTTTTCTTATATAAAATACTACCTAATTTTTCTACCCACTTATAATATTCAATTTTATCTTCTATATCAGAGTAACTTTCAAACTCTCTAATCATTTTAGTTGCAAAAAGCTTCTCAACTTCTTCTTGTGGTTGACCATCTTCAATACAATGAAATTCGCTAAATAAAAAACTATGTAGATCCATATCATCATCGTCTTTATACTTTTCTATAAATGCATTAAATTTCTTTCTTTGCTTTTCAGCCTCTTCCATTTCATTAGGAACTTTTATCGGCTCCGGGCAAAGATCAGAAAAAGCTTCACTACTCTGTTTACCCTCTTTAATAATATTACCATCTTCGTCCTTGGTGTCCATTAAGTCAACATCACCATCTCGATAAAGTCTTTCAAATGCCTCTCCGTATGCAAGTATTAATGCTTGGTCTGCTGCACCATTCGGCTGCCTCATGGCACCGACTGGAGTTTGTGCAGTTTTTACAGCTGCAATATATTCTGCTGCCAAAGCTTCACCCCAATCTCTTCTACCACCTGGAGTTACAAATGGTATATAATCAGGTGTTGCGAAGTTTGGATTAGTGTCACTACCAATTCTAGGCGGGTCATTAGCAATAGAACCTGGATTTTTAAAAGATTGGCCAGATAATATTTCTGTAACATTAGGTATAAAAGTTCCCCAATTTGCTGGCATAATTACTTATTTCTTTGTTGATAATCTGGGTGAGTACTTGTAAGTTGTCCAACTATAGTTGGGGTTGGTGGCATCGGAGCACCTGATGGCCCCACGCCAGTCGGATGAATATGTGTATTATAATCATCTAACCATTTTTGTAACCAATCCTGTAAAGACTGACCTCTTACAGCAGGTTCTGTTTCATCTGCACCTGGCTCACCAGTATTTGATATAAAAATATCACCACAGTCTAAGAACATTTTTGCATCTGTACTTATTTTAATAAAACCTTCTTCATCTATCTGAATCATCGGTCGCTCCTTAGCACCAGAGCCACGCGTTATGACAAGGCCATCTTCCGGTGAATGATATATTCTTAAATTTCTTTCAGCGTCATAGACTAGACTTATGACATCATAAGGTGCGTCTGATGCATTAAGAATATCTTCTTTTAATTCTACATTTTGATCTACTTGAAACCAGTATTCTGGGTGATATATGTTGCCATTATCAAATCTAACTGCAACAATATCGCCAACTCTTGGAACAGCGTGAGCCCCGGGAGTTTCTCTGTTTTGTGGAGTTGCCCATGGAATAGCTTCATCTGGAAGCTGATCAAATTTACCATAAACCTTTACTCGACATCTGCCATCATTAAGCGGGTCCTCATTAATTACAACCTCACCTAGCCAATGTCCATCTCTAAGATTATCTACAAAAAGTTCGTCCTTATTCATGTACGTTATCGTTTAAGTTACCATCTGGCGTTGAGTCTACTCCAGTATCTACACCACCATATACATTATCATTAGATATATCATCATTATCTCCTGGTGAATCATCATAAACCTTCTTAGGAGAAATATTACCATCCGGAGAGCTGTCAATTCCAGGGCCATCATAAATACTTGATAAATCACCACCAACTCCACCTGAATTACCTGATCCTGTTAAATTACCGGCTAATTGTCCAGCTGCATTAAGAATACCATTAATACTTCCTTGTTGAATTGCTCCCGCGATTGTACTTAAAGTACTTACACCATAAACATTATCTAACAATACTGAACCTACTACATTATCTATAGCATTATTTACAATACTTGCAGCAGCCCCTCCTAATATTTTACCATTTGCATTACCAAGACCTGGGCCTCCAGTAACACCTTGTGCTAAATTTTTAAATTGTGCAACAGTACCACCAATTGCTTTATCTTTAAGCTTTGCAAATTTACTTTTAGCAGCCCCTAATATTGGATTTGCTGGGTTATAAGCATCTACTGTCGGATCTTTCTTAGGCTCTATTAAAACTTCTTGAGCGACTCCTAAGTTCGAACCCCATCTATATGTAGGTGTTTTTACAGTTTTATAAAAGAATGAAAGTTTTGGTTTTTTTACCTCTGGGTTTTTTCCTAGACCAGCTAACATATCATTAGTAGAATCCATATCCCAAGTACAATGTCCTAATTGCACATGATAGAATGGTTTTGCACTAGCAGCCATTTCAGTATTAATAGATACTGGATCAGTTCCTACAGTACCTTTTGGTAAATTACCAAATAAATCTTTATTTCTAGCAGCGATATCCTGTTGGAATGTTCTAATTTCAGAAACATATATGTCTATTGAAAACTTTCTTAAATTTTCTGGAATAACTTCTACCCACCTTTGATAATCAAAACAAGCATCTCTATAAAGTCTCATTAAAGTTAATCCCATTAACTCAACATTCTCTTCTAGACATTCAATCTCTATCTTCTTATCTTTGCCCCAAAATGGATCTTGCATTCCACCGAATTGCATCGTAGTTTCAAGTCCAGAAATAGATTGCCAAAACCAAGGCATTTCTTTATTAATCTTTATCAATAGTTTTTGAAAATTCTTAAGACTTTCTGCGTATGTTGCTCCAGGGCCTTTTCCCTCATTATCTGAACCTACATTTACTACATTCTCTAAATAGTCTAATGCTCCACCTGGCTTATTTGTTAAAAGTGGAGAATCACTAACACTACCTGTATTAAATACAAGCATGAAGCTTAATAGAGTAGGATCCTCGTTTACTTTACGTATCGTGGTTCCTTTTCTAAAATATTCAATACCTTTTAATTCTAATTCTGCCATGGTTTATATATTCTATTTATAAAATTTAAGATTCATTAATATTATTAATTCTGGCCGGCCACTCTCTTCTAAGTAAAGTAACTTCTTGTCTCATACCTGTGTCTGCCTCGTATATAATATTAATATTTTCTATAACATAGTGACCGCTTAAAAAAGTATCTAACATTTGATTAGGCGCTTCTTCGTTTGTAATTTCATTAGCATTTGCACCTTCAATTGGCGAAGCATCTAAACCTGCATCTTTTTTAGCATTCTTAAGATTCTTTAACACCTCGACTTTAGTTGGATCATAATGATACATTAACACTGGTACTTTTTGGTATTTATAAATTGTAGGGTTAAATTCTTCTAAAGTAATCTTTAGTTTCATTTTTTGCAACTCTACATTATTTTGGTGATTATTTAACTCACTAAACAAAGCGTTACTATGAACATTACCTAGACCATCTTCACCGGTATTATGTCTTCCCATATATTTAAACTTTACCTGCTCTTGAAAATGATCCTCACCTCTTCGGCCCTTGAGTGGCTCATCAGCATCTGGTAAATTTTCAGAAACTTGAGGCTGAATATTAAATTCTGTAAACTTCTCGTCTGGATTATTATCATCATAATAAGAAATATTACGCTCATATCCATGTTCTAAGCTAACTTGATTAGAATTATTTATAAGTTTATGTTCATAAATATAATTGCTACTACCTCGTTGGTCATTGTGATTAGTTAGTAATAACTTAGCAGGTATATTATCAGTGTTTTCTTCTGTATTTCCACCCTCGGCAATACTTACTGGCATTGATGCTAAACTTTCCTGTAAATCTTCTAGACTACTATTCTCAGAATTAAAAACCTTATTGACATCAACAAAGTTTAAATAATAAAATTGATCTATATGATATCTTTGAAATGATGTTTCACTTACATAAGAGTTATCTACAATATCTTCAATAAATTGAAATGTTGGAGTATAAGCCTGAACCCTAGGCATAGAATCATCAGTTTCTTCTATGTTTGTGGCTAATCCTATTTTAAGATCTCTTGCAATAAGTTCTAAATGATCTAAAGAACTTCCAGACTCAAAGCTTCTACAAGCTTCAGAAAAATATTTAGGAATTTTAGCAATACCACTGATTTTTATCATTGGCTCACCATCTTCTGTAGTTGCATTTGTTGAAATAGAAGTTATTTCAAAATCCATGTGTAGAGTTTTAAACGTATCTACATTTTTTGAATTAATAAATATTGTAACACAGTCACCATCCCTTGGCATAAAATCTAAGGCAAATGCCTTTGTTCTATCTACAAGATTAAGATTAACTCTAGGTAAAACTTCTGATAAATCTATTGTACATTTTTCAATAGAGTCCATTTGAAATGGAAACTTATTAACTTCTATAACCGGAGTTACAGAACCAATAGTTTTACTCTGTCGCTCACCACCATCTTCTTCATCAAATGCATGATAATCTAGTGGGGTTGGATCTATTTCAGGTTCTACAACCGCTAATATGTGTTGATTTATATCCATGTGTTTATTTATTTAGAACAAGGAGAATCTGAATCATCACCCCCGTTAGCATTACCGCCGCCTTGTGGGCCACTTCCATCACTATTATTATCTCCAGTAGAATCTGCGTTTCCACCATTGCCTCCGTTTCCACCAGCTCCACCAGCTCCACCAGCTCCACCTCTACTGTTAATACCATCATTCATAAAAGTTGCAGTTCCAGTAGTAGTGTCACTAACATTACCAGTTGCCCAATTAACTCCAGCTGCATAACCTTCGTCATATTTGTTTTCAAGGGGGTTATTATTAGAATTATTAGATCCAGATCCCTTTCCATCATTTAGGGCCGCGTCGTCTAATAAATCGATTAGTTCTGTATCAGAGCCTTTAAATTTTTCTAATGTAGTAGAAGATGTTACTGCCGCAGTTTGAGCCTGCTTACCTAATCTAATACCCTCACCATCAAATTCATAAGTTTTCTGACCAGAAGGAACTACGTTAGGTGGCAATAACTCGTCTTTACCATATTTCTTTTTAAGACGATCTATTTTAGCCTGATCTTTAGGCGGCAATCTTTTAGTATCTATAAATTGATCCTTTACTTTATTGCTAGCCTCTGATAAATTAGGTCTTTCTAATTTATAATATGCAATTTCTTTTTTCGGTATTCTAAGAAGTTCACCTTCAATAATACTAAATGGATCTGAAATTCTATTATACTTCAATATAATATCTACCATACGGTGATCTCCATAGTACTTATCAGCAATTAAATCTGGCCTACCAGTCTCATCTCTATCTACATAATGTAATGTATCTAAAGACTCATCACCGAGAACTCTAAATATCATAGTCGGTTGGACCATTAGAATTTTAGAGCCTTCTACAATTTTATTTACAATAGTTTTTAAATTCATAATCTTATCCTGAAGACATATCTGATATTCTATTAATCATACCAGGGCTCATTTTTTTATCTTTATTACCGTATTGTGATACATCAATAACATCATCAAGGCTTCTAGCACCTTCAACATCTGGTGTTAAGTAGAATCTACCTTTACCAGAATTAAACATACTTTCAATTTCACCCTTATCTCTAGGTCTAGCAGGTTTTAATTGCACTGTTAATTTCATTTTAGTAGGAAAACCTTCAAATCCAAGAGGCCCTTCAAACGATATTTCAGAACTCTCTAATGCAAGGTTACCACATACCATAATAGGTGACATCGGGTTTCCTATAGTTAAATGCCATTGTCCTGTTGGATCCCCAGTTAAGAATGCCGCGGCTGTTTGGGCTCCAGTTGCTCCTGGGCCACCTAATAATTTCATAAGACCGCCGCCAATAATATTATCTAATATTTTTGAGTCTCCAAGTGCATTTAAAGCTTCACCGAATTTACCTTCAGCAGCAGCTGCACCACTTTTAAAGATTGCACCACCGACATCATCCACACCTGCAGAAAACTTTTTACTTAATCCAGTAACAATTGATCCTGCAAATCCAGCATAATCCCCACTTTTAAGTAAATCATAATCACCAAATGGTTTTCCAGTAGAACTAGATCCAGTACCTCCTACCCATCTTGCTCCACCACCCCAAAACGGCGCGTTGTTATATGTCATTGCAAGTAGATTAGACATCACATCCATAAATGCAACTCTAGGACTTGTATTAGGAAGTCCCTTTAAATCATAATAAAAATTTAAAGAGAATGATTGTTCAAAATTTAAACCTTGCTCACGAACCAATACATTTTTAATAACATTTAAAGGTCCATATACGTGGTTCGGGTATGTTGCAGACATTGCATCATATCCATCACCTCTAGATTTTTTTCTAGCAGCAGCATCAGCTGAATATCCATTAACACCACTTTCAATTGCTGATAAAAGACTACTGCCATCAATGGCAGCACCAACCGAACCTCTCTTATTTTGAGCAGATCCACCACTAAGCTCTTGCATCTTAGATTCTTCATCTTTCCATTTATACTTATATGCAAACTTAAGTACTTCTTTTAAATCATTACCTAATTCCGGGCTTAACCAAGTTATTGCTCTAGCCAAATCTGGCTGAGTTATATCTATTGCTTCTGAAGATCCTGTCTTAAAATCTTTAGTATTAATAATATCATCTGGCACTGGATATGCAAATCTCCTTAATGTTATTAAATAATCATTAGGAATTTGACCAAAATGCTGAGTTGATAAAAAATCATAATGGTTATAGTTAACACCAAGTGAATCTAAGTTACCAGCATAAGTAATTATTCTATTCGCAGTAGGATTAATAAGATCATCACTTGTTACTGTTTTATTATAATCATTAAATGTAACATCTTTAGGATCTGATACACCAGGCTGATTTAAATACTTATATAAAGACCATCCATTAAATTTACTTCTAACTGCATCACCTGCAGAAATATCACCTTTATCTTTATCTGGAAATATTTGAGTTTGCTGTACGGTTTTACCATAAATACTGTCAGAAGCTGCGGGTTTTTCTGGTGGTTTTGCCGCTGGTACTTCTGGCATTTGAGTTGGTGTGTATGGTGGAACAAACCCTCTAATTTGAACTGCCGAAACAGCAACCATAGCAAACATACTAGCCGTTAAGCTGTCGGCGATACCTTCGTTTATTACACGAGCTATTTCAGGATCATTCATTTCTGGAGCAGCTTTAAAAACTGGAGTTGGAGATGCAAACCCTATTACGTCAGCAACATCATTTTCGACATTACATACTACCTCTGCTCCGGATTCGTCTAGTAGAATAGCATCAGTATTACTAAATCCACCTTCTCCATCAAGATATTCTACAAACGTATACGCCATTTATTATAGTAATTGTTTTTTATATATATCTCAGTATTATAATAGGATATTATATTAAACCCATTCAGCACTATCTAATTCATCAGCACCGGGTCTATTTAATAAATCTTCTGCCCAATTTTTATCATTTGGCAATCTACTACCTAAGAATTTCTCTATAGATTTTATATATTCGCCTTTTGTATGGAAATAAAATTGACCTTTACTATAAGCAGATCTATTAGTAAGTTCATAAAGTTCTTTTAACTTTATTTGTATGTGGAAAGTATTTATATTATTAAAGAGTTCTATTTGCTCTACTCGAGTCTTAGTACAAAATACAGAATCTACTAAAAGAAGATAACTTTTCCAGTTTTTACCATTAAAGAGTTCTTCTTCAACCTGTTTTACTGTCGTATATCCCTCTCGCTTAACGTTAATTTTAGTATCTTTATTATTAAAGTCTTTTATAAACCTACCACCAAACATGTAATGTTTTAAGTAGTAAATATTATCATAAAAAGTTTTTACTCTAATTTGATACTGCGGATTTATGTCGTTAAATTTAACGTCGTAAATTGTAGCTCTTACTGGAAATAAAATGTTTGGGTTTTGTGTAGTAGATATAAGAGCATGTATGTTATCACCTTTAGCAAACAGCTGATGTTTAATCATTATCTATAAATCTAACATTATCAAACTTACTTAAGACGCCTTTTTTTGGATAGTCACATCTGTTAACTATAACAAGATCAAGTTCAATGTTGGCATCTGTAATTTCACTAATAAATGATTTAAAGTTACCAACTGTTTCAGAATTTAAATCCTTAAACATGTAAATCATTTTTAATGGACGTTCTTCTGAAAGATTTTTAATAGCTTTATTAATCATCTTTCTAATATAGAGGGAAATAATCAAATTAGAAGGCTCTTTGTTGTATGGATCGCTTTTTACTAAACGATTAAATACATCAAAATATGATACTGACACATCATAAGCGCTTGCTTTAGATAGTCTATCAAATTCAGTTCGTGTCTTACACCAAACGCCTTCTACTTTCAATATCATTATTCTATTAGTGAGTTATACTTCTTGATTGTTTTTTCAAGAATCTTAACTTTATTTTTTAATTCAGATTGCGTTGGCATATATTGGTTCCCCCATTCTAATTTAAATATAAGCTTATCAGAATCTAGATCAGTGCCAGTATCTAGACCTAAATCTAGAATTAAATCATTTATAAATCTAGCTTGATTCTTTCTTTTATTAGAACCTTCAAATTCATAAACTCTTCTGGTAACATGCTCCTCACCACCTCCGTTTATATTATCGTCAATTAAAAATTTAACAAGGCCATTATCTGCTGGCTCAATTGTAATCGTAATCATATATTACTTAGTTCTTGTAGCTCTCATTTCAGCTACTTGTTTACGTAATGCTTTAGCTTTTTTCTTATCTGCTCTATAAGATTCTTTATCTTTAATAGTAGTAAGAGCCCATGCCTCTTCTAATAATTCTATTTCTTCTTTAACATAGCCTTGTCCGAACCAAGCTGATTTAGCAGCCTGTAATCTTTCTTCATAAAAAGTAGCCATTGCAGCTTCATGTTTATCCACATGCATTTGGTGAATCTTTCTACCATTCTCTAGGTTTTGCTGACGAATCTGTTTTTTAACAGGATGGAAATAAGATAATTTGCTAATTGCTCCTAAAACCCCAGACTCTTTCATCTGCATTCTACGCATTCTTCTATTTGGTGGGATCTGTTGTGTTTGTTCTGCCATTTTCGTAATAATTAGTTATAAAATTTGTAATTTGTTCTTTTAATTGTGCTTGTAGATTATTTATCTGATTTTCTACAAGCAGCCCAATTTGAATATTAAGTTCTTCTCGATCTAAATCCATTTGATCTTGTAACATTTCATACACTGATTTAGATGGAATGTTTATTTCTACAGGCATATTAGCCTTATTCTTCTTGCTAATTTTTTTTAGCATTTCCGTCATAACATTTAATTCAGCAACTTTAACTTCAGCAACTTTAACTGGAGTAGGTTGTACGACATCTGTTTTTGATTTATTTGAAGTCGAAGTTCCAATGCCACCAAAATCTTTAGATATATTATTAGCCTGCTCAAGTGTACTTGCAGGTAATAACATTTCATCTATTAATGTTTTATTAATTTTTGTACCATCTTTAAATAAAAGCCATTTAGAATCTTTTTTTTCATGATCCACTTCTACAACAGTTCCTACTTTTTCAGTTTTTGACCAAACATAAAATTGTTGAGAGGGTTTTGTTATTGTTGAATTTGCCATATTTTTTTTATTTAGTAGACGGCTTATTAGCCTTAATATCTTCATTATACTTCATGTTTATAAATTGTTTAATAAAGTTTGAAGATTCCTCAGGCCCAATGATAGCATCGGCTTTATTATATCTACGAATCCAATGTTTAGAAAACTCTTCGTTTCCCATGCTTAATAGTGACTCCTTTAAAGAATCAACATCCGGTAAAAATAGTTTATTAAATCCCATAATTTTATTTTTTATATGTGTCAAAGAAAAAAGTTTGAAATAATCTTCCATCTTTTAAATTGTTCCCAAAATAGTTTAATGATGAGTGAAATAAATCACCATTGTAAATTACTAGTCTATTATAAACATTACCAATAACATCTATAATTTCCCATTTAGCAGGATCTCCAGCATCATCATAAATTTTATCTGTTAACTCACGGTTAATTGTACCGTCGAGCAACCTTGGTATCTTATACAAGCCAGTTTCAATATGTTTAAATATTCCAGTACCAGCGTTTAGTGGTGCTTCAGGTGTTAAGTATAAAACTCCAGCCCAATGATTATGCTCATCAGCATGAATCCAGCTTAAATCATCTTTAGTAGTATATTGAAACGAACCATTATACTCTTTGTTATTTTTCCAGTCTATGTTCCCATGAATTGAAGCCAAATGGTCTTCAATAAATTGCTTAGTACTTTCATTTAATATAGGCTCTGTTCTTGCCCCTGGAAAGTTTCCAGTAATATTAAACTCTTGTGTAAGTATATAATCCCTAACTTCATCTGGGTTAGTATAGAAGTCATCTATTATAATTGATGTATATGCCATTATTTTATAGTTTTAATTCTCTCTTGAAATGAAGGTGGAAAGAATCCCTGTTTATTTATCAAGCTTCTAAAGCAAGCATCCAGGACATAAGTTACTGCCCAATCATCTTTACTTCTTACAGATCTTCCAACTCCTTGCATTATAGAAATACCAGTCTTCCAATCATACCACTCTTTTGAATGTTGCATTTTCGCTTTAATTAAAGGATCGCTTACATTAGGATAAGGAACTTTAAAAAAGATTTGAAAGCGACTGATATCATCTTTTAAATCTAAGCCTTCAAGAAGAGATGGTCCCATAAGAACTGCATCATCTTTCTTTTTAAACAATTCAATAATACCCTTCTTATCTTTTGAATTCTCATAGTCCATTAATCTAAATGTATGTTTAGAATTCTGTTTAATATAGTTTGCAAACATATAAGATCCAGTGTGAATAACTCCACGTTGACCAGAATGTTTAGATATAATTTGATCTAATATTTTAACTACCTTTGGTAGACTAGCCTCTCTTTCTCTAAATGAAAGTTTATGTCTATTTACAAATACAACCGGGGACTTATCATAATTAAATGCATTTGGAACTCTAATAAATTTAGCGTTCTTAATCCCCATTATTTTTACAAATGCCCTTGGGTCTCCAATTGTTGCACTCATAAAAACTTTAAAGCCGGCTTTTTCATGTAAGTATTTTTGAATCATCTTACTCTCTTCAACACACATAAACTTAGCTTCATCTTCCATCTGGTTGATTACCATAGCCTCTGTGCCAACCTCTTTAATCAGGCCAACATAATCATCAAACTTACAATATACATCTTTAAGGCGGTCAAATACTGTCAATGCACTTGACCAATCTCTTGGTACTTCTCTATTCTTAAATCTTTTTGCTGCCTGGGCCTTTGTAATCTGAGCAGCCTTTCTATAAACCTTAGCAATCTTTCTAAAATCTTGCATAACTTCAAATAGAGCAGGTTTACTTTTTTCGGTTAGCAACCTATTTACAATTGATTTAATGCTTCCTAGGGTTTGTATCGGAGTTCCAATATCTTGCTTCTGTATAAATCTATTAGCAAGTCCAAACTTATCTACAATACCAATATCTACTCTAGGGCTAAAATGCCCCTGTACAATTTCATCAACTTTATGTGCCTCATCAAAGAAGACAAAGTCTCTAGATTTAAAAGGAACCTCTCTGCTATCTTGTAACATTCTATCCTCTACGTAGTTTCTTTGAATTAACCAAAATGCATAATTCAATAAAGCCACCGGTTGCTCTATAGAGCGCCTTCTATTTTGAAGGTATTCACATGAACTATAGCAAGAAAGCTTCTCAGCTTGTTCATAACCCATACCCTTGAGCTTACAATCACCAAGACTAAAAGGAAGACCGTTAACCGAACATTCATAATTATCAACACCACGAACTGAAGGCCATCTTAGGCCTAGTCGATAGAAATCGCTTTCATATTGATCTTGTAGTGAAAGGTCACTTGTAATAAGGTAGCCTCGGTTTCCAAGTTCTTTAAGTACATGTGCTGACCACATTGCAATTAAGGACTTACCAGCCCCAGTCGGAGCATCTACAACAAGAGTAGCATTTGGGTCATCAAGGTAACTATTACATATCGCTTCAATAATTTCTCGTTGGCCATCTCTAAAAGCAAAGTCCGTACCAAATACATTCTTAGCAAGAGAGTTGTCTATTATTTCTACTATAGTCCGTTCCAGCATATAACTTCATTTACTTCTATTCCTGCTTTTTCTAATAGTGTAACGCCACTCATATCTCTATAATCTTCAGAGAAATAAACTCGTTTAATGCCTGCCTGTATAATTAATTTTGCACAATCAAAACAAGGAGCTGTTGTAGTATATAGATCTGCTCCGTTTGATGTCATTGTGGATTTTGCTAATTTAGTAATAGCGTTTGATTCTGCATGTAGAACCTCTTTTTTAGTAACTTGTTTAGAGCAACATCCGCTTTCACACTCATATCCCTTTTCAATTAGGATTTCCATGTGATCTGGATTGTCTACATTTCTAGTTTGAGTTTCTTCACATTGATTATTAAATCCATGTGGAGTTCCATTGTAACCAAACGAAACTATTTGCTCATCTTTAACAATTATACAACCAACACGTCTTCGCTCTGCATAACTCAGCTTGGCCGTTTGGTAGGCCATTTGCATATAAACTTTATCTACTGATATTCTTGGCATAAGTGTATTATAATAAAAAAGGTTCATGTGTTATACATGAACCTTTTAAAAAGTTTAATTCAATGATACTTAAACTATCTTAGTTTATTTAGCAGACCAAGCCTCTTTCATTTCGTCAATTTTATTACAAAAAGCCTCTTTCATTTCATTACAAGCAGCTTCATAAGTCTCTGTAGTCATATCTGCTTCTTTAACTTCTGAACAAGCAGCCTCATACATTTCTGTAATCATACCTGCATTTAATGAAGACATTTCTTTAACATAAGATTCAACTGTATGTTCTGTATAATCATCACCTTCATAAGTGCATGCTTCTGAACAAGCAGCCTCATATACTTCTTTTAATAATTCAGATGCTGGTTTAGGATCTTTAACTTCAATGTCATCATCGTCATCATCGTCATCATCGTCATCATCATCGTCGTCATCGTCATCATCATCGTCGTCATCGTCGTCATCGTCTTCTTCCGAGTCATCATCATCGTCGTCATCGTCTTCCGAGTCATCCTCATCTTCAATTTCCTCATCTTCAATTTCATCTTCTTGTCCTGTTGTTTCACAAACACAAGGGTCCTCATCACAAGTATCACAAGATTCTTCAAGTGCGTCTGTGTTTTCAAGTTCTTTAGTTTCTTTTGTTTGAGAAGCAAATTCCTCAAACGATAATATTGATTTTGCCATTTTAATTTATTTTTATTTTGTAGTATTAGATTATATATCTATGTTTTATTTGATTATAGTGTTTCTATTTGATTATCCTCAATCCAAGCCTCTAAAGAATCAACTGCCATATCAAAAATTCTACTTCTGTTCGTGCTTATTCCAAACGAATTAAAATAATTTTTCATTAAATAATAAGCCGGCTCAACAGGTTCTTTATTAGCAACAAAATCTTGAACTTGTTTACTAACCTCGAATGCAGATGAAGCTGCAGCAATTCTAAATGCACTAATTCCAGTTAAATCATTCCAATACATATCGGTCAATTTATATCCTGTTTGTCCTAATTCTTTTTTTCTTGCATCAGTATTAAACTTACGATCTCCCATTTTATTTAACCAAAGAGACATGTAGTTAAATTCTTTATTATACTGCTTATCTAGAAACCCACCATTAACAAGTTCTTCCATGTGAGTTATAACCCACTTTGGATATTTAATTTTACCAAACGTTTTAGTAAAACTATGATACTCGCGGGGGCCATAGTATTCATTAAGTGTAGATTTATTTAAATACTGTAATTGTTCTTTTAGTGCATCAATTTCTTTTGATTTTTCAATTGCCCAATCAACACCTTCGTCTCCACCCCAAATTAACCAAGAAACATATCCCTTGTCTTTCCATGGAGTCGCTTTTAAATCTGGTTTTATTGACGAGTTCTTTCTATGTCTATTAAAAGATGCCATTCTTTTAACAGTGTCTGCTGATAACTTTTCACCTTTAGCTAATTGGTGAGCCCTAGCCCATCCAACTGCGGTTCCAGCATCAACTTCATCTCTACCATGCTCTTCTTTCCAATCAATAGCTTTTTTTGCATTCTTTTTAGCAGCAGCTGGATAATCGCTATAAGTATCTTCTTCATTTAATACAGATTCTTTAAGACCTTTATCATATCCACCATCTCTAACTTCTTTAGCAACATCTTTATCAGCATTACCCCAAGTACCTTCTCCTTTTGTTAAGAATGCATTTACTCTAGCATAACCCCACATTTGTTGAGTAGCACCTGGTCTATGCCCACTCTTCCAAGCGGCCATTCCTCTTCTCATTATAATTCTAATAATACCAATTGGAACGCCTGTATCTTTAGCTTTCTTTGCAAGTGCAGTTTCAATCTTGTCGTCACCAATCTTACCTCTATCACCTTCGGCCTTTTCTTCGTTAAGTCCTATAAACTTTTCAAATGTAGTAACTTTATTCTTAGATTCATTTGATTCATCGTCACCATAAAGCTCACTATATTTTTTAGTAGACTTAGAAGTTTTTACTTCACCTTTTTTTCTAGCAGCTTTATCACCTGGCATTTCTTTATAAGCATCTGGATCATCATCATCCATTTTTGCCTGCTTTTTAATTTGATCTTCTTTATCCTCTACATCTTCATCGTTAAGGCCTCTATGATAAGGATCCGGACCTGGCTTAGCTTCATATAGTGTATCAATTAAAGAATAAAACATATTAGATAAATCAGACTCTGTTAAAGATTCATTAAATCCTCTTTCTTTAGCATCATTTTCTACCCACTCTTTATCATTAGCAGAAAGCTTTTTAAAATCTTTATTAAATCTGTGATGAGCTATTAAATCATAAACATCTTCTATGTCATAAGCTTCAGTAACAAGAGATTCATTCTGTGCATCAAACCATGCAATTTGCCAATCATCTATATCAAATTTATAAAATGCTACTAAGTCTGCGATTTTATCATTTGCTTGTGGATCATCATCTTCTCTTTCAACTTCAGTAACATCATAATAGTTATTATTAATAAATGTTGCAAGTTCTTGTTCACTTGGTCTTCTACCTAATTCTTTTATTACTTTCTTAACAGTGTTGTATTTACCAACATCTTCACGTTTTTCATTCACTGATTCTCTATCTAACTGTTCGTAGAATTTTTTCATGGGTTTATTTATTGTGTTTTCTAACAGATCATCTCTATCCAATTGTTTATAAACTTCTTTTCTAGTCTTCTCCATTTTTTTTACGTATTCTTTGTCGTCGTTTTTATTAAATGCAACTTGTTGACTTAAAGATCCACTAATCTTTTTCATATCACCCTTTCTAGTTTTAATTAACCATGCAGCTAAATCTTTAGGACTAAGGTCTTTAAATCTACCATTTGCATCTGGTGCATCTGAGTCATGCCATTCTAATTTATCTTTCTCTAAAAAAAGATTTTCTTTAGTTAATTCCTTTTTAGACTTTTCAGAGTCTTTAGCAGTTTTAACTTTTTTCTTAAGTATTAATTGTTGCTGCTTTGCTTGAGTTTTTTGTGCATCAATTCCTGCAGTTTTAATCTGGGATTTTATTAATAATTTTTGAAGTTTATCTGAAGGTTGTGCATCACCTTTCTTTTGTTCCTTTTCGATCTCCTTGCTCTTCTTCATAAGATCCTCTTTTTTAGCAACAGCCTTCTTAATCTTCTTATTAAGCTTCTTAACTTTCTTAGCTACAGATTCAGGCTTCTTACCCTTCTCATAAATAAAGTCTTCAATTAAACGTACTCTTTTCATAATTAAAGTAGTGCTCTTTTTATTTTATTAATCTTAGAATCAACACGCATCATTTCCTGCTTAAGTTCTTCCTTTTGTATACTAAGTATTATCAATTCGTTTTTAACAGGATCTTTTTCATCTCTAGATTTTCTAGTAAGTTCCTTTGCTTTATCTCTTGAATCTTTTATCTTTTGCTTAAGGTCGTTAATTTTAGCATTAAACTCTGCCTTAGATTCATTAAGCGGCTTTATGTATTTCATATTAAAACTTTGGTATTCCACCTATTTTTATTACGAATATTATTTAATTTTATTCTCTAAATAATCGTAGAATGTTTCTTTCATTTTATCACCTGCCTTCTTTGCTGGTTCATACTTACTTGTATAATCTGCTATAAATTTTTCGCATTTTTTATAATCTGAATCAGTTAAGTTATAATCACGTTCCCAAGCAGTTAGTTTCATATCATGAAGTGAGGGCATACCTGTACGAGCATTAGATAATTTTGTTGCTATTTTCATTGCCTCTGCAGCACCTGGCTCTTTCTTAACGTCTGAATTAAACTCTGCTTGTAATTTTTTTATTTTTTTCATCCTCTTTTTTATCTGCTTTGTCTGGTGAGGTATTGCGTTTTTAGATAGATGTTCCAAGTCTTGAGTAAATGTTTCAGTAGGCTCTTTGGCACACTCTAGTGAATTTAAGAATGCGATTTCACTTTTGCTATCTTCTAAATAATGGGATAGATCAAATACTTTTTGTGATAGTTGATAATACTCGCGAGTCCAACCTCTTAGTTTAGATCTTTTACTCTCATTTATGTATTGTTCGAATAATTTAATGTGTTTCATTTTATAATTGTTTTTTTATTTTATATTAAAACTTTGGTATTCCACCTATTTTTTTAGCTCGCTGTCTCCATGTTGATAATATCTCTTCGTTTTCTTTTTCAGTATAGCCCTTAACATTTAAGTATCTATTAACTGTAACAGACATTGATTCCTTTCTTTTCTTCGATTCATACCTAAGGCCTTGTAAATTAGCATCTACTTCTTTAGGCAATAATTGATAATGATATTCTGGCATCATTCCATTTTTAATAAGTAGCCTCATAAATGAATCATCTTCGTTTGGTTTCCCAGGTCTATAATTTCCAATTGAAACACCGTCTTGTGTTATGTGTTCCATTTCATGCCTCATGCAATCCGAAAGGTTCATATAAACATCTTGCCAATACCCAGGAATCCATTCACTATTAATTCCAAAATCTATAATAATAAAAGGAGTCTGATCTACCTCATCACCCTCATCGTCAATATAGAAATCTCTTCCATCAGCACCTGTAGTTTGAAAAACTTCAAACCCTTTAATTTTAGTACCATCTACTTTATCAAAATAAAGCGTAGATGTTAGATCAAATTCTAATCCATCTAATTCTATTTGTTCATAAAAACTAGAAGTTTTAGCTCCGGACTTCCAATCAGAAATCCATTTCTTAAAATTCTGTTTTACAAGTTTATTTGCAAGCTTATCGTACTTGCTATTATATCTAGTACGACCCTCGCTTATAAAATCATCAAATGTAGATATTCTTTCCATATTATTATATATCATTCATAAAAAAAGGAGAGGCTGACGCCCCTCCTTTGTTGGTTTAGTAGGTTTAGAATTTAACTGTTAACCGAATTGTCGATTTCAGTATTTACATTTTGTTCAGTATCTACCGTAAAGACTGCTTCTAATGTTTCTAGGCAATCGTTAGCTTCTGCAATAGACTTTACTAGATTATCCATTTCTTCAATAATCTGTGGGTGTTCTCCAATTCCTACTGAATTTTTAATGTAAACTTCTAGTGTTGCCAATGCTTCTAGCTTTTGCGCTTCATACTTTGCTCTAAGAGCTTGAATTTTTAATGACATAATTTTATTTTTGTTTGTGTTTGGTTCTAAGTTCGTCTATAATTGTTTGTAATGCACTAAATAGTATTGATGCTATCATAAACATCCAAAATCTATCTGAGTTTCCAATAAAGAAATTAGCTATTGCGAATACAGTAAATAGTGTACTTTGAATTCCAATGTAGCTTTCTTTAAAATGATTCCATATTTTTTTCATAAAACTTTTTTATAATAGTTATACTAGTTCTTTAACAAATTGTTTCATATATTTTTGTACTGCTAATTCTTTTGCTTTAGCTTCTACTTCGATGTCAATATTAAGGCCATAATCATTAATCTCGTCATATATGTAGTCGGCATGTGCTCGCTTGTTAGTTTGAGTAGCATCCTCGTGTATAGTTTTGCAAGAGGAAAAATGTGTAAGTTGCTTGACATTACCCCATGTAGTAGAAGCCAGCTTAAGAGCTTCTTCTTGAGACAATACACCTGGATGGCACCAGTGGTGATGAAAGTCAAATGTAATTGGTGTGCCAATTTTAGAATATAAGTGTTGATGTAAATCTTCTACTGTATATTGACTTTCTTTATCGTCATTTTCTACAACAAGTCGACTACGAGTGCCTGGGCTTAACAAGTAGAAGTTATCTACGAAGCGCTGTAAGGCAACTTCTTTACCATCTTGTGTAGTATTCACGTGAATGTTTATAGCAGCATACGGAGTACGTGGTAAACCCATAAGATCCATTACCTCGGAGTGTTGATCTAATTCCTTGATAGTTTTAGTAACAACATTAGGATTCCTGCTTGCCAGTACATTGAAATGCCCTGGATGGAAGCCAATACGTTGCCCGTATTTTTTAGCAAGAAGGCCTGCGCCAGATAAAAGTATAGATATTTTTTTGTAGTCTGGTAAGTCTTTGAGCTCATACTCGGACATCCATGGAAATATATCAGAAGACATACGGTAAACCTTGATACCATTCTTGTGATTCCATTTAATAATCTCGATAAGGTCGCGTACATTAAGCAACGCCAATTCTGAAGCGTAATTAATACCACGCTCTGCAAATGTACGCTTTATCATACTACGGTTTGTAGTAATTTTATTCTTCTTGTCTTTTTGTAGAGTCATGTTGATACAACAATAACCTAGATTCGTATTTTCTGTAATCATAATTGTGTTTTAGTTATAGTGCTAATATAATAAAAATAATTGACATAAAAAAATTATATGCCAATTATTTGTGAAATGATTTAATAAAATTAATAATAAACAATATTAAGCTTAAGGGCCACAACAAACCAAATACACATTTTTCAGCAAATGATAATCTTAAGCCTTCAGAATCTGGGCCCATATAACTAATCATTAAATCATATAATAGATTAGTAATTACACCTAGAAAAAAATATGTTGAAATATATTGTAACATAATAACTATATGGAGATTATTGGTAATTGTTCCAATTTAAAAAAGGTTCCCACTTATTCTCTTTAATTAAATTCATCCAAAGATCTACATACTTTCTTTCTTTAGGTTTAAGTATATGCCTTGGTTGTTCTTGAATTAATCTTGGTTGTTTATCAGCATTAAATGTTCTACCTAGTCCAATTGATTTGATATGAAAATAGAACTCTCTAGTAGTTCCATCAAACTCATTCATTTCATCTTGTATTAATTGTGGCTCTAATTTAAACTCTTCTGCAAGTTTGTTTTTAAGATTTAGCAACATTTTGTTTTCTGCTAACAAATGAGCCTTCATGATTAGTTCCTTTCTTTTATGCTGCTGTTTTCGATAATCTCTAATCTGCTCGTCAAATGCCTCTTCGGTAATCCATGGCTTTTCTACTTTTAGATCATCACAAAACTTTTTATAAATTGCATCTTCTAAATAGAACTCTCTTCCAAGGTTGTCTACTTCAAATTCACCAAACTCAATTCTTTGTAAGAGCTCGCTTGCACCTTTATATAAGTATTGTTTAGGTATTTTTCTAGTTCCCCAGAACCTACGCCACCATGTGAATTGCCTGCTCACCTAACTTAATTTTTGTAAAAGGTTTTCAATATCTTTCTTTGCAGTCCATCCAGCAACTTCGTCAGTAGTGTCTAAAAACTTATCAGTAACAAAACTTCTGTCACCAGAGTTCTCCCATATAGCAACTTCGAATGAACTGAATTTACTAGCACTACTTAAGTCCTCACGTGGAGTACTGTAAACAAACTTACCAGCTTGAATACTTACTGTAACATCTTTAAATTTTACAGTAGCTCCAATGCCACCATGACCTCGTTTCTTAAATTTTAAATCTTTGAATTTCATATCGTTTTATTTTAAAAATTACCGGGAGCAACTTGCATACAAGTTAAACCCATATCTCTCCACATGTCAACTACTTTTTGTCTGTCATCAAATACACAAACTACATCGTCAATATGACCTTGTGTTGGAAATAAGTCATTGAACCATTTCTTCTTAAGATCGTCATCTGGCATAAACTTAAAATCGCTGCCGGTTGGTCTCATCTTCAATACGTTAAATGGGACATCAAACTTTTTTAACCAAGCTTTAGTAGCATCTTTAGTGGCTTTAGATCTTCCACTGAAAATAACGATCATGTGTCCAGCTGCATCTAACATTTGTGCCATCTTAATTACAGCATCATGTGGTTGGTCAAGATCAATGTTCTTAGGATCGAAGAATTTATCCCAATCCATTTTACCGTTGTCTTTAGTAGAGATAGCTCTTCTCTTATCGATGAGGGCTAAAGTTCCGTCTAAATCAAATATTACTTTTTTCATTTCTTTATCGTTTTAATTACAGTACTAATATAATAAAAATATCTGACATAAAAAAATTATTTGGCAATTATTTTGCAAAAAACTAATGTTTTCTAATTTGCCTTCTCCTAAGCGTTAAAAAAGTGTCTATGTTTTTTCTAACTATTTCAAGTATTCTTCGGTGATCTTTCCAAGGATTTTTATTTGGATATTTAGTATACCAATACCTTAGTGCTAAATTAAAGTAAACCTCAGCATTTTGTATCTGATTAAATGTCTTACATGAGCTTATTACACTTAAGCATTTTCTATGAATTACTCTAATATCTTCTATATCTTTATTTAAATCTATACGCATACATTTAAGTATTTAAGCACTGCATCCCAATCTAAAAAAGGTTCAGTACCAAATTGAATTAGCTGGCCTCTAAATTCTCCAGCACCATTCTTATCTCTGTCATCAATAAGGTAATCACCAGCACATAAATGTTTATTATGACTAAGGATTAATCTTTTATAAGCACCCTTACCTAAATACTTTTCAACCCATAGTCTTTTATGAGTCCAAGCATCTGGATTATCCCAAGGTGCAGTTGAAAGTATATAGACTTCATATAGATCTGAGTTACATAAAGCATTAAACGCATTTATTGCCCCGGGCATAGGCTTAGGGTCTTTAAACAAATTAGGTAATTTGTCAAGTTCGTCTCCTAACTTTGCTACTAAACCCGGTTGAGTTTCAGAGTATTTTTTTATTTCTGAGCCTAAGTCAACTAAGACTCCGTCCATGTCGATGTATATAATTTTCTTAGTCATTGAGTTTAGATTTTAAGTTGGTACCTTTAAATAGGATAGTAGATAGGATGTTAATTCCAAGTGCTTGTAAAAATCCAATTTGATTTAAAGGATCTACTGCAGGGACTAAACAAGTATTCCATAAATACTGTGTTATTAATGCTGCTACTGGAACTAAAAGAATTACTGCTAAAATTGTTGCTATTGATTGTTTCATATTTTCTTATTTTTCTAAAATTACAATTGACCCAAATTCATTATCGAATACTTGAATTAAATTATCATAATCACCTGACATCATCTTGGCCTGAATTTCTTTAATATAAGAATCTGCCATTCCAAGCTGCTTTCCAAAATTCCTAGCGAGTCCTAATAAATTAAATGCATTACCTTGAGGTCCTGTTAAGTCTATAACTATTTCTGAATTGTATTTTTTATTTCGTATCATAAGTATTGATGTTTAATTACAGTACTAATATAATAAAAATAATTGACATAAAAAAATCTAGAGGCAATTATTTTGTAATTATTTGCGGTTTCTTAATTCCATACTTTTTTGACCATTGTTCTATAAAATTAAAACCTACTCCAAGTTCTACTATATCATACTTATGATCTATAATAGGCTTGGTTGCTCTGGCGTTATTAAGAACATCAATATGAATGTCGGTCGCTATCATATAATGTGTTTTACTTCTTTTATTTTTTCTATAGACAGCAACTGTTGTAAGTTTACCTTTTTCTATCCAGGGTAGTTTTAACTTTTTCATTTCCAAAATAATTGAATACCGATTAATGCCATACTTAATATAAGTGAAACTGCAGTCTTTGTAGTAATGCCCTCATTCATAAAATAATAAGTCATTGCTGTAAATATAAAAATACCACTAGCAAAACCAATAAATCTACCAGGCCAAAGCAATCCATCAAAATGCTCAACTACCATTTTAGTAGCCTGAATTAAAATGTAACTAATAATAGAACCAAAGCCAATTGCTACTGGCCATGGGTTCTTTTTAAACCAAGGCCATACAAATTGACCATTAGTCTGAATCCAAATAAGACCTTGTCCTAAAAAGAATAATAAAAATCCGTATAAAAGTTTCATTAAAAGAGAGATTCAGTCTTAGTTAACATGTGGCTAATAAATGATCCGCGGTGATGTTCACAAGGGCCGACTTCTTGAATAGCATCTCTATGCTGCTTTGTACCATAGCCTTTATTAGATCCCCAACCATAAGATTCAAATGCTTGATTATCTTTTGCAAGAGACTTCATATAAAGATCTCTTTCTGTTTTAGCAAGTATTGAAGCCGCGGCAATAGAGACATACATATTATCTCCACCAACAATAGTACCATAAGGCACTCCATTAAATCCGTGGAATTGATCTCCATCTACTAGAATAAAACCAAACTCATTTTTTGAATATACTTCTTCAAGTGCTCTGTACATTCCTGTTAGAGTGGCTTTAAGTATGTTGGTTGACTCGATTTCTTCTACTGGAATATGAACAACAGCATGTGCAATTGCGTTGTCTAGGACGAGCTTACGAGCGGCTGCCCTTTGTGGCTCTGAAAGTATTTTTGAATCTTTAATAAGCTCATGCTGAAAGCCATGTGGCATAATACATGCTGCTACTGTTACCGGTCCGGCAAGTGCGCCTCTACCAGCTTCATCAACACCTACTTCGGTAATTGATAAATCATTTAGGTGGCTTGGCTTTAATAAAATCTGCTTCATATTTGTATATTTAGTACTTATATGAAGCAGATTGATTTAGTTTATTAATGTGGATCGTTTTCTACGCGCCATTTGTCGTATTTGTTAACTACGTCTTTTAGTATTTTAGCACGAACTATATCTCCTTCTGCAAATGTATGGTGGCCAATGCCCTTTACACCGTTCATGAGTTTAATAAAACCCGGAAGGCCTACATTATTTTTAGGAATATCATATTGGCTAACATCACCAGTTACAATAACTTTAGAACCTCTTCCCATTCTAGTTACAAAAAGCATTAGTTGTTTAAATGTAGCATTTTGAGCTTCATCTAATATCATAAGTGAATTATCAAATGTATCACCGCGCATATAAGCAAGTGGCTTAAACTCTACAGTTCCAGACGACATAAGAGCTTCAGTTAATTCTGTACCTATAATCTTTTTAATATTAGAAATATAAGATTGCATAAAAGGATCAATCTTATCTTGCATATCACCTGGTAAGAATCCTAGCTTTTCTCCAGATTCTTGAATTGGTTTACATAAAACAATATTTTTAATTTGTTTTGTGGCCAGTAAGTGCAATGCTGTGTAGCATGCGGTAAATGTTTTAGATGTTCCTGCTGGGCCAGAGCAAAAAGATATTTCGTTTTTTAGTATTGTGTTTAAATAATTATGTTGACTTGGTTTTAACTGAACTCCCTTTAAATCTTGATCTTTTATAGTTTTTCTTCTAGATCTATTAGTTCTAGGCTTTTGCGTTTCTTCAGTTTTTCTTGGCATATAAATTAATTTTTTTAATCGCCGGCCATTTCGACCAGTTCTTTTAGTTTAACAAGGCGTTGGCATTTTTCATACTCTTCTAAAGATTCAAAATAGGTTATCATTAAATCTATGAATTTGCTTCTTTGATTAATTCCATGAGGAATTTCTATAAGCCTATCACTATCTTTAAATACTACAAACCTATTTACAGTTTTTGTAAAGTTTCTAGTGATTTGATAGTAGGAAGCTCTCATCAAGCTATCTTTATCTTTATTTGAAATCGATCCAGACATCAATAATTTTTCTTTTTTGTTTAATGGATATGTTTACACATTCCCTACAACCTATGTATCTTATGATATACGTCCGGTGCCAAATACACTGGCTTAAAATAATATATTATTAGAGTATTATAGTTAACTATTTGGCTTAATAGTTAATCCTGTAGATTGCGCTTAGACTCTAAGTATTTAGCCTTTGCAATTTGCTTTCTTTTTTTAGAGGACTTTTTTTCAAAATGTTTGTCTTCTCTTAAATTTTTAAGCTGTTTAGTTTTTATAACTTTGCGTTTATATTTTTTTAACGCTTTTTCTATATTGTTTTTTTCTACTTCTATTATTAGCATATTTCTAATTCCTTTTTAATATTCATTAATACTAGACATTTTTCAAAGTCTTCTCTATTTTCATAAAACTTTATCATTTTATCTATGATTTCGTTTTTTCTAGAAACTTCCATATCCGAAAGAATAACATAAGATGGGTGTTTACTAATTGCAGAAAAAAGTGCATGGAAGAAAGCCTCTTTGTTGTGAGCAATTAAACCTTCAACTAAAACATGCCACGGTATTCTGTTATTATCTTCCATATTAAGTATTCTTTATCTTATGTATATATTCTAGTTGCTCTTCATTTAATTCCGGATAAGTAGCGTTAAGCCTACATAAAATAGCACCTTTATTTTTAGTATCGTATATTGGAAATCCTTTTTCTTTTATTCTTAATGTCTTTCCAGGATAAGAGCCCTTAGGAACCTTTACATTAATATAACCTTCTGGTGTTAATATTGAGATCTCACAACCTAGCATAATATCCCACCATGGAATAGATTTTTCAACCCAAATATCATTTCCGTTTAATATAAAATCTGCTTGTGGTATTACATGAACTGTAACGATTAAGTCTCCGTTTGGAAGTGAGCTATTTAATTTATGCGGTGCGCCCTTGCCCTTTAGTTTAAACTTTTGTCCATTTAATAATCCAGGTTTAAAGTCTACGCTAACCCGTCCGCCATCGAGGTCAAAAGTTTTTGAAGTTCCTGTATAAGCCTCTCCGAATGAGATATGCATATCGACTCTGAAATCATAACCTCGTTGTCTACTCTGTCCACCGAACGCGTTGCCAAAGACTTGATCGAACATGTCTGAAAGATCTTCTCTTCCATAAAATCCTGAGTTACTAAATCTTTGGTTACTCGAATATGCATCGTATTGTGCTTTTTTTTGTTCGTTGCCTAAAGTATCATAAGCATCAGCAATATCTTTAAATTTTTCAGCGCCGTTAGGATTTACATCCGGGTGGAATTGCTTACTTAATTTTCTATATGCTTTTTTTATTTCATCTTGAGTTGCATTTTCATCAACTCCTAATGTTGCATAATAGCTCATCTATATCTCTTCTAATCTAGGGGATACGCGTGAACCTGATTCTACATTAAACTTTTCTCTTAGTTCTGCTTTAAGATTCTTTTCTTGTAGCTTTTCTAATTTAAGCTTTCTTTTTTGATCAGACTCAGTTAATGAGTTCTTTTTTTCTAAAGCATCTGCAATTCTTTTAAGTTGCGATGCAATATCTTTAGCTATTTTATCTTCCATATCTATTTTTTACTAAATCCGACTTACCATTTTGAAAATCTTGATAAGGCATTGAATTATCCTTTTCACTTTGGTGTGGCCCGTTTACCATTATAGTGTCTTTGTATGGATTTGTTTCTCCTATCTTATCACTAAGCCATGAGTGGATATCTTTAATACTACCTTTAAAGTGCCTAATATTTATAAACCTAGCATCCTCATCCTTTAAGTCAGCTCTAAATTCTTCAAATAATTTTACATGTTTCATAACTTATACTTTAAATATTTGATCTATTGTTGGCTTTAATTCTTTAGAATTAAACTTCTTAAGTATTTCTTTTTTAGCCTTTCTCTTATCACCACTAGATAATAAGTTAAAGCTAGCCACTATATTGTCATTATTCTGAGTTGCAGATTTCCATTGCCTTCCATCATCAATATATGCAGCATAAAAATCGTATGATGCTGCAGATGCTAAAAATTGATCTAACGGTGACACAAACTTTTTTAGAAATGTTTGTTGAATATCATAAGCCGTTGACTTTTTCTTATTTAAGTATAATTCATATTGGCCTCTCCAATTAGTTTTCTTATATGCATGTAATATATCTTGACCTTCAGAGTGCTTAATAGTTATTTTCCATTTTATTCCTTTATCGGTAGATTCATCTTTGTATTCAACATCATCTAAATTATCTGAAATACCAGCATACGTAAGTAAATTTATAATAGTCATTCTAAGATCTTCTTCTATTTCAGAAGGAGTTCCCCATCTTCCCTTTTCAAAATCCTTGTATGTATAATAATTTTCTAATGTTAAAATGTATTTCATGATTTATATATTTTAATTAATTCTATTTTATATATCATAAAAAACCCAGCCGTTTCTGACTGGGTTTTTCCGGGGGCCCGTGTTAGTTAGATAGCACTAACACTTAGATTATATATCTACAGTCTAGTTTTTTCTAAGACTTCGTCTACTTTTTTAATTTCTTTTTTAAGGACTGCACATTTTTCATACTCTTCACTTTCTACATAATGGTCTATCATAAAATGTAAAGTTTCATTTAAGGCATTTAATTCAGTTAGATCTAAATGTCTTACATGCCAATCATCAATACCGCTTTCTAAAATTTTATTATAGTTAGCTTCTATAGCCTGTAAAACCATGCGTTCTTTCCATTGTTCCATTTTAGAATCAAACTCTTTATTGCTCTCTTCCATAAAACCTTCAAAATCAAAATCGTCAAAATTATCTTCCATATTATTGTGTATTAGTTTTTTGTTTTAAATAAACTTCTGTTAAGCTTTGTAAATTTTTAGTTGGATAGGCCTTTCTATCATTTGTATAATATACATCTGTACTTTCATAAGTTTCAACTGCTTCTACAATTAAAATATTTTTAGTACCTTTTGGGATAACCCAATCTCCAGGATAAAACTTCATATTATTTTTTTAATTACAGTACTAATATAATAAAAATAATTGACATAAAAAAATCTAGAGGCAATTATTTTGAAAAAAAAGGTAGCTTAGGCTACCTTAATTTTTCGTGGATTAACTTTCTTATCAAGCATAATTGTTAAAATTCCATTTGACATACTTGCCGTTACGCTTTCAACATCAATATTAGATGCTTTAAAGGTTTTCTTAAATGACTTCTTATAAAAAGTCTCATCCTCTTCTTTGACCTCTGCTGAAATTGTTAAAGTAGATCCTACCATTTCTATTTCTAAATCTTTTTTAGAGAATCCAGGAAGTGGCATTGTGAATACACCATCTTTATAGTTATATTCACTTGTTGTTTCGCTATTAAAGATAGCGTCCATTGAGTTAATTACTCGGTTAAAATCTTGTGTGTAAAACATATTTAATAATTTAATTTGATGTGCTTTATTGCACATTAACTATAGTGAAAAAAGTATGCCGTTGTTAGTTTTTAGTCAATTTGTCACATTTCACATCAATTATGTGACATTATGTCAATTTAAAAGGGCACCCCTTCATCCTCTTGTATAATTGGAATACCACTAAGTCTTAACATTAGATCAGCAGTAGCTTTAATATCTCTTTCACAATATTCTTTAATTTCTTCAAGTTGCCCATTCCAATATGCGGCATTAACTTCTGATCCTTTAATCTCTTCCTTTGGTGTTGGAATATCTAATATTTCTGCAAGATGTCCTAGTCGAGCAGAGTTACCCCAACTTCCAAATGACCAGACTTCTTTAGTATCAATAAGGCAAGTTTCCCATGGCTTTAATTTATGTAAGTGGAATTGTCTAATTACTGGAACTTGATTAATAACACATCTTTTAATAATAAATGGAATATCAAAACCTTTAATATAATGTCCAGCCCATTTCATACTAGATTTTTTTTGCATAATCCCACCTGCTATTTTCATAAAATTAGATAGAAGTTCTTTTTCATTATCACCATAGTATGATTTAGCAGTGAATCCAATTGGCATTCCAGTTTCATCAAATTTTAACTGGCCTATTGATATACATACAACCTTGCCCCATTCAGCACTAAGACCAGCCATCTTTTTATAGGCTTCATCTTCTGTTAATTCTACACCAGACGTATCTTGACTCTTAATCTTCTCATATTTCTCAAGCCAATACTCTTTTAAATTAGAATTGGTATTTAAGGTCTCTTGTAATGTTTCAGTCTGTGCTGTGGTTTCAATATCAATGAAAACCATTTGCTTTAATTCATCTAATGTATACATATTATTTCTTTTAAAATAAAAAAACGCCTAGAATTATCTAGACGTTAGTTATATCAATTATATGAGTTTTGTTTATTTCTTAAATAAGAAGTTCCAAATTACTCCAATTAATGTGTTTGCTTTGTACTTCTTACCTTTATGATTTAATAAAAAGTTTTTTCTTTCTGTTTGTTTTTTCATTGTTTCTTGTTTTTAACGTGACCAGTCCTTATGCGATCTGAGATTAGAATATGAATCATACGGTAACGTAGTCATAATATATCCACCAGTAACTGAATACGGAGTGCTTTGCTCATTAAGCCAATACTCTGGGGCTTTTTCTATTCTTCCTGTTAAGAAGTCAAATAGTTCATCTAGTTGCATGTGGTGAACCCATACATTCACATACATACATTTCATATCTGGCATTTGTTCTGTCATCATTTTTGTTTTTAGTCTTCTAAATCAGATCCTAGTTTAAATCTATCACCGCCATCAAGCGACATTGATTTTTTACACATAAAATCTGAAAATTCTTTTAATTTTAAATCGGTATCGGAGTCAACGTCCCTTCCGTAAAAATCTTTAAAGAGAGTTCTATATATCGCCACTGTAGCATCAAAGGGCACACCTGGCATACTATTACTCTCAATAATATATAATTTACCATCTTGGTCTTCCATGATGTCAAAACATATATACGGAAGATCTGAGAACATTGCCCCAAACTTCTTAATTAGGTCTCTATATTTTTGTGGTGTTTTGTCAACATTTCTTTTAATATAATTAAATCCCATTTTTTCATCTGGATCACCACCTCCATTTTTAGACTTGTCATTTGTTGGTTGTCTCTCTTGCCAAAAGAAAGGCTTTCCTTTAAATGTAAAAAATCTATGTTCTGACTTTTTATCAACATACTGGGAATAAACATCTAATTTAGAATGGTCTGCTGCATCCCATTCTTTTTGATCTTTCATAATAACAATTCCAATACCAGAATGGCCTTCTGCTGGCTTAGCAATAATAGGGAAACCTAATACTTTTATTGCCTCATCTTTATTGTCAGTAGTTTTTGGTATATTTTCATCACCATCTACTATTTTATGAAATTCTTTTTTAGAACCTGAATTTTTAATAAACTCTGGTTTGTTGTAAATATTTTTTGGATTAATAAGATCTTTATCAATTAACATCTGTACTGTATCTGAGTTATAAGTAAGAACAGGATAGTCTTTATTTATTTTAACGTCCTTGTATGTGTCTGGAGTTAATCTAATAAAAAACTTATCCCCTGCAAAATCTTTATAAGACCAGAATCTATGGCCAAGTCCTGGATCAAATGCTAAGTAAATCTTACCTAAATCTGCGGGCTCTTTAGCTTCATTCATAAAATCTTCAAATATTCTAACTCTTTTCATTGATATAATCTATTTTTTATATATATCTATAAAGGAAATACTTCTATGTTTCTAGTCTCAGTAATTAAATCTGCCCACTTGCCTTTATATCTAGTACCTTTAACAATATGGTTATCAACCCAGTGATAATTTCCACCTCTTGGCTTTCCCATTAATAGACCATGGTATTTAAATCCATGTTTATTTAACCATGTTTCTGTAATCTCTCTTACCTCTTCAGTTCTTGAAGTAAAAAATGTAATTACATGTCCTTCGTCAAACCATTTATTAAGAGTCTCTACCGAGCCTTGATATGGCTCTACTACAGACATTCTTTCTGGTTCTTCATTTGGCACATCGTCAGTAATTGTACCGTCAATATCAATCAAGTAATTCTTAGCACCATTCTTTAAAACGGGTGATACTAAATGCCCGTCATCTCCAATAATCTTGTTAAATTTAATCTCTTTTTTCATATTCTTCTTTTGTTAGTTATTCTTTCTCATAAACGATACACAGATATATCTCTTACCTGCATAAATTGGCCTAGCTCCATGTAGATGTGTTATCATTCCAGGGTGTAGTGTTGCAGTACCTACTCTTTTCGGATTAGACAATTTATTATATTTTGGAAACCAAGTTCCACCACCTTCAAATTCGTCATTTAATTTTACAACCATAGTAATATGACTAAAATCATGATGTAGGCTTAAGTGTGATTGCCTGTCTGTAGTATATCTTGCCATAAAGTTTTCACTCTCTATAGAATTCCAGCCCTCAAGAGTCCAATAATGAATGCATAGAGGTTTTATAACCTCATCAATAACTTTATTATAAATTTCATCTAAGCCAAGTTCTGGTAAAAGAACATCATTTGTAGGATAAAATTCATGTCGGTCTATAGTCCATTTGTTTTCTTGTTCCGCTAAAGCAATAATATCTTTACAAAATTTATCTGTAAATAATGGGAATTCTAATATGTTGTCACCTAAATCATCTATTAATAAATCATATTCTCCTTTAGATAATGTATGGTTTAAATATTTTGACTTCCATAAATCCCAATCAGAAATATCTAACACTTCATATTTTAGTTTATCTTCTAATGGTTTTAATTCTGGTCTTTCTATTTCTATTGTAGATTTTAATTGTCCTCTTTTTTGAGTTACGAATTCTACATCTGAAGCTATACCTTTTATTATTGGGGGAAATATGTTTCTAATATCTTCCCTTCTATGTGGCATCATAGCCGCAACTAATAATTCATCAGATGGAATTAAGTTCTGCTTAAGGTTTGGATATGCTATGATTTTTTTAGTAGCCTCTTTAGAAATTATATACGCATGTGAATTATAATATTCTTTTGGATATAACCATTGGCTATTTATACGTTCTTCATTACCCTCTTCAAATGGCCATCTACCAATAACCGCAATATCCCATTCTGGTAAATTATCAGTCTTTAAATTTTTTATAGGATTAACTCCCCAAAAGTCTTCTTCTAAAACTAAAATGCGCTCTTCTTCAGAGGACGCAATCTTTTCCCAGACAATATAGTGACTATATGCACATCCTATTTCACCTGGAAGCATTGGCCTTCTCCACCATGCGTTCCAAGTATCTTCACCTAGGTTCCAATTCGGATAAGCTCTAAAACCTTCTGGAACATCACCATTACGTGCATCAAATGCTTTTACAATTTCATAAGGAGTAGATCGTTCTAAACCTAATGTATTTAAATTTTCAGCAATCCTTGATTGTTCTTCTGGTAAATGGCCAGTTAGACTAATTATGTATATTTTATCTATGTGCATAATTCATTTAATAATTTATTCCACTTATGTCCTCTGCTAGACCAAGTTTGCATCTTAGACCAGTTATAAGCTGATTCTATTGACTTTAATTTAAGTTCGGAACCTAAAGTGTTTAATAATTGTATGGTTTCAGGCCAATTTGTTTCATGTTTTTCTAGTTGAATTCCCGAATGAACTGTCTCTTTTAATGCTGCCACATTGGTTACAATAGGTAATACTTTAGCATATTGCATTTCAAGCGCAGTAATACAATAAGTTTCTTCATAGTCTGTAAGATATAACCAGTATTCTGATCTTAACATTGCAGTATGTAATTCTACTTGAGATACATTACCGCGTAGAGTGATTCCCGGTTGTTCTAAGAGTTCTTTAATTTCAGATGAGTTATCTAATTGATCTATAGAGTAAGATGGTGAGAATATGTTTAATGTAGCATCTGGTTTAATCATTAATACATACTGCCAGTTCTTTAGTAAATCTACAAGGCCTCGCTCAGGTGCCGAGCTCCAGATAAAACTATTCTTTACTTTTTTAGGCTCGCCAATAAATGTTGAAGTATCAATACCATTACCAATAACTTCTATGTTTTTAGTTTTAGTTCCCCAGGTTGAATGCCATTGATCTTTATGCCATTTAGTTAAACAAACAACTCGATCTACATGCTCTCCATTTAAAAGTCTAACGGGCTCTTTAATTTCTTCACCTCGCCACCATGGATGGAAATCAGTATTATGTGCCCAAAATATAAGCTTAGCTCTTAAATAATTTTTAAATTCTAAAGTAGCATGAATATAACTAGCTGCAATAATAACATTAAATTTATCAAAATGTTCTCTATGGCAAGTTTCTATAGAAACCCATTCAATACCATCAAAGATACCTGGTAATACATCTCCACTAACCACCACGCCATGGCCATATCTTTTTAGTTCTTTAGATAGTTGAATACATGCAATTTCTGTTCCACCAAGCCCTACATCTTCTAATGTACTTGGATTAAAATGTTTTGCTTGATAGCCTACGTAAATTAATACATTCATTTAATATTATTTATAGTGTGATCCTCCAATCCAAAGTACAAGGCTTTTTCTAATACCTTTAGAAACTGGTGTAACTCTATGCATCATATAACTTGGAAATATGACTGCAACTCCGGCGCCTCTTGGGCAATTATCTACTGAATCACCACCTTTCCAAATCTGTAAATCACCACCTTCATATTCTTCAGCGTCAGATAATTGTATTGTAATTGAAATTTTTCGCAGCGACGCATCGTTTGGTCCTATGTCTTGGTGCCATGTGTAATGGCCAGCATCTTCAGCTAAATATTCAGTATATTGAATTTGTTCTGGCATTGTTTGTATATCAAAATTCCAGATACCATTAGCCTCGATTGCTAATTTTTCCATAAGTTCATATAACCAATTATATTGTTCTTCTTGTGGGATCCATTTAACTCTTGATTTTCTAACATTGTCATCAGCTGGACCAAAGGTTTCTGCCTCTTTAAATGAAATATTCTCTAGATCATCTTGTAATCTAACTAAGTCAGATTTAGAAAATCCATTTTGAAACCAATAATATTCTTGTGGGTCGTTATGTTGTCTATTAACTACGTACGTGTTTTTCATTATATTATGTTATTAATTTATTATATTATATATCTCTATTATAAAGTACTGAAAAAGAGCAAAAAAAAAGCACCACGTTTAGTGATGCTTTTAAGATTATAAATTATTTAATTATCTTCGCTCAAAAAGTAATTGCCAATCGTATGACCACGTCTCTTTGCCATCAACGCCTCCGTATATAGTCATTATTCCGGATTTTTCGCTAACTCTAAAGCCTATAATTTCTCCAGACATATCACCTAATTCATCACTAAAAAAGTCTAATGTAGCACCACCGCCGGCAGGCCCTTGAGATCCGGTATTACCTTTAGCTCCAGCAGGTCCTTGTATTCCTTGTGGCCCTCGTGCTCCTTGTGGCCCTTGTGGCCCAGTAGGTCCAGTTCCACCTGGATTACCTTTAGCTCCTGTAGCTCCTTTAGCTCCGGTGCCACCTTGTGGCCCAGTAGGTCCAGTTCCACCTGGATTACCTTTAGCTCCTGTAGCTCCTTTAGCTCCGGTGCCACCTTGTGGCCCTTGTGGCCCAGTTCCACCTGGATTACCTTTAGCTCCTGTAGCTCCTTTAGCTCCGCCGCCACCTTGAGCTCCTTGTGCTCCTTGTGGCCCTTGTGCTCCTTGTGCTCCTTTAGCCCCAGTAGGTCCAGTAGGTCCAGTTGCCCAATCAGTAAGACCGGTAGAAGTATAATAAGTTCCGTTTCTTGGGATAACTATCTCTCCTGGTAAGAATTTTAGTGTTCCCGTATCCCCATTATGTGTTGCTATTAATATCCAGCCTTCTTCTGGTTGAACGTCACTCCCACTGTAAGCAATAACTCTAAGTGCACCGCTATCATACGAGTTCGGTTGGGTTTTTTTAGGACAGTACCATACGCCATGCCATGCTGGAATTGAAAGACCTTCAAATGGCCCTATATCAAAATATCCACTCGATCCTAAATCTTTATCAACCGGAATCGCAATAATTCTAGTCCTAACAGTTAATAGATCTCCCTTCCATGTAACTTCACCACCACCAGATAGAGCAAAGTTAGCCATCATTGTGTGGTATTCAGTAGGTCCCTGTGCTCCTTGTGCTCCAGTATTACCTTTATCTCCTTTAGGCCCGATTGGTCCCTGAGGTCCCATTGGTCCAACAATTCCTTGTGCTCCTCTATCTCCTTTAGCTCCAGTTGACCCTTTAGCTCCAGTATTTCCTTTAGGCCCGATTGGTCCTTGCGGTCCCATTGGTCCAACAATTCCTTGTGCTCCAGTTGCCCCTTTAGCTCCAGTTGCCCCTTTAGCTCCCTGTGCTCCAGTATTTCCTTTA